GACGCCGCACCACCGCAGCTATCACTTGAGCGCGCTCTATTCGCCGGTGGGGATGCAAACGTGGGATGCATGCGTGATCAAGTGGTTCGAGGCGTGGGACGTCGCAAACAACCGACCGCGCGACAATCTCGCGCTCCAGGTGTTCTATAACAACGTCCTCGGCGAGCCGTTCGAGGCGCGCGGCGTGAAACTCCGATTCGAGGTCGTGAGCGCGCACCGCCGGCACGCCTATCGCTACGGCGAGGTACCGAATCGCTGGCTGCTCGAGGCGTGCGGCTCGCCCTTGCTCATCGCGACGCTCGCGGTCGATGTGCACATCGACAATCTCGCCGTCGCGGTGATCGGATGGTGCCGCGGGCGGCGCGCGGTGCTGCTCAATTATTGGCGGTTCCACGGCGACACCGAGCAGCTCGACAACCCCGCGACGTGGGGCCGCCTGCGCGAAGTGATCGAGGCGCAGGAATACCGCGCCGACAACGGCACGGCCTATCGGGTTCAGCTCTCGCTCATCGACTGCGGTTACTTGACGGACACCGTCTATCGCTTTTGCGAGCGATACGAGGCGGGCGTGTATCCCGTGCGCGGCCGCGAGTCGCCGCCGCGCAACGCGCCGATCAAAGAATTCTGGAAGTACACCACCGAGGGCGGTCAGCTCGCGTGGGCGGCGAGCGTCGACATGTACAAAGACCGCTGGAGCTCGGCGCTACGCCGCCCATGGGACGGCCTCGGCATGCAGCCCGAGGGCTTTTTCAACGCGCCGATCGACGCGACCGACGAGCAGCTCAAGGAGCTCACCGTCGAGACGCGCCGCGAGAAGATCGAGAAGGGGACGAATCGGCGGCTCGGTTTCGAGTGGCATCGCCCGAGCGGCGCGAACAACGAACTATGGGATCTTCTCATCTACAATAACGTGGCGCTAGACATCATCGCTTACGACGTTTGCATCCAACAAATGCAACTCGAGCAGATCGACTGGCAAGCATTCTGGAGCGCGATCTAGTTGCAACACATGGGCGGGGGCGCGCACTGATCGCGAGCCTCGATCGCCTGCTCTGCAGTGATCCCAAGTGTCGCCCGTGCGCCAAGCGCCGCCGGCGGCGCGAGCTCCTATTCGCCGGCGTGGTGGGCGGCGCGGTCGCCGCGTTCCTGCTCGCGCTGCTCCTCCTCATCCTGGAAGCTATCAAATGACAGACTGCTGCGATGATAGTGTGTGGCTCGCGGAACGAATCGCAGCCAAAAAAGCCTTGATCCTGGCGTATGAAAGCGCGCTCACCTCGCTCGCCGGCGGCGCGCAGACCTACTCGATCGACACCGGGCAAACGCGACAGACGGTGAGCAAAGCGAACCTCACCGAGATCCGAAACGTGATCGCCCAGCTCGAGAGCGATCTCTCGACGCTGCAAATGCGCCTCAACGGCTGCGGCCGATTTCAAGCGAGACCCGGATGGTGAATCACCCTTGGCTCAATCGTCTCGTCGGCTGGCTCTATCCCGCCCCGCAGGCGGCGCCGACGATCTCGATCGACATGATGAGCGGCGCGCCGGCGCCCGTGCGCCAGCTGTGGCACGACGGCGAGAAATATCCCGGCGGGTTCGGCTACACCGAGCTGCTCACCGCAGACTACTGGACGCTGCGCAAGCGCTCGACGCAGCTATTCAAAACCAACCTCTACGCGCGCGGCATCATCCGCCGGCTCGTTACCAACATCATCAATGCGGGCCTCGCGCTCGAGGCGACGCCCGAGGACGCGATCCTCGGCGTGGGCGAGGAGGAGCTCGCCGAGTGGAGCGAGCTCGTCGAGAACCGGTTTCACTTGTGGGAGCGCACGCCCGCCCTCTGTGACTACTGCGGCAGCAAGAGTTTCGGCGGGCTCCAGGCCGCAGCGAAAATGGCCGCACTCATCTCGGGCGACGTCCTGGTGGTGCTGCTCCAGGACCCCGCGACGGGCCTGCCGCGCATCCGCCTAGTGGACGGGCAGCGCGTGCAATCGCCGTTCGGCACGGGCGCGCCGCTGCCCGTGCTCGCGCCCGGGAACGAGATCAAGCACGGCGTAGAGCTCGACGCCGACGGGCGGCAGGTCGCCTACTGGCTCGTTTCTCAGAACGCGAGCCAGCTGCGGGTCGAGCGCTTGCCCGCGGTCGCGCCCTCGGGACGGCGCCAGGCGTGGCTCGTCTATGGGACCGAGCGCCTGCTCGATGAGGTGCGCGGCGAGCCGCTGCTCTCGATCGTGCTGCAGTCGCTGCGCGAGATCGATCGCTACCGTGACGCGGTGCAACGCAAGGCCGCGATCAATGCGATCCTCGCGATGTTCATTCAGAAGGATCAGGAAACGATCGGCAGCCGCCCGCTCACCGGCGGCGCGGTGGTCAAGGGCAAAGACACCGTGCCGGGCCCGACGAGCGGCAGCCGGCGCACGTTCAATTTCGCCGAGATGATCCCGGGCGCGGTGCTCGACGAGCTCGCCCCCGGCGAGAAACCGCAGGGGTTCCCGCCGAACGGAACGGATGAGAAATTCGCAGAATTCGAGGAGGCGATCGTCTGCTCGATGGCCTGGTGTTTCGAGATCCCGCCCGAGATCCTGCGCCTGTCGTTCTCCTCGAACTACTCGGCCTCGCAAGCCGCGATCAACGAATTCAAGCTCTATCTGAACCCCGTGCGCATCGCGTGGGGCGACGACTTCTGTCAGCCCATTTACATCGAGTGGCTCATCAGCGAGGTGCTCGCCGGGCGCCTCACCGCGCAAGGCCTGCTCGATGCCTGGCGCGAGCCGGGCAAGTTTGATCAGTATGCGGCATGGGTCGCCGCCGACTGGAGCGGCGCGATCAAGCCGAGCGTGGATCTCACAAAGCAAGCGACCGGTTACACCGCGCTCGTCGAGCAAGGGTTCATCTCGCGCGACCGCGCCTCGCGCGAGACGACGGGCACGAAATTCAGCAAAAACGTCGCGAAGCTCGAGCGCGAGAACCTCGCCCTCGCAAAGGCGATGAAACCGATCAAAGAGCTCGAGGCGATGAGCAAGCCGGCGCCGGCGCCGCCCGGGCGCACCGGGCCTCAGCCGGTACCGGACGACGGCGCCGACGACAAAGAGGAGACCGAGGAAAATGCTCTGGTTGCTTGAAGCATCGACGCTGCGCCGGCTGGCGCACGCGCAGGAACATTTCGGCGACGCCGCGGCCGTGCTGCGGTGGGAGGCCGAGCAGGCCGCAGCCACGCCCGAGCAGTCGCGCGACGGCCTGCCGCAAGGGCTCGCCGTCAACGGCGCGACGGCGACGATCAGCGTCGAGGGTACGCTCACGAAACGGCCTGATTTCTGGGCAAAGTTCTTTGGCGGCAGTAACACGACCTACGGCAGCATCCGCAGCGCGCTCGCGTTCGCGGCGAGCTCGCCGGACATCAGCGAGATCGTATTCAGCATCGACAGCCCCGGCGGCAGCGCCGACGGCTTGATCGAGCTGCTCGACACCATCGCGCACACTCGCCAGCACTCCGGAAAGAAAATGCGCGTGGTCGCCGATCAGGCGCAGTCGGCCGCCTACGGCATCGCCGCAGCCGTCGGCAGCATCGAGGCGCGGCATCGGGGCGCGACGTTCGGCAGCATCGGCACCGCGGCCTCGTATTGGGTGAGTGCCAACGTGATCGAGCTCACGAACACCGATAGTCCCGACAAGCGCCCGAATCTGGCGACGCCCGAGGGTAAGGCGGTCGTGGTGAAATACCTCGATCAGATCAATCACGAATTCGTGACGGCGATCGCCAACGGGCGCGGCGTCTCGCTCTCACGCGTGAGCGACGGCTACGGCCGCGGCGCATCAATGACGGCGGCCGAGGCCAAGCGCCTGGGCCTCATCGACAGTATCGCAACCACTGCACCGCGCGCGGTGCCGAGCAGCAAAGGAAACGCAATGGCGGAACGAGATCCAGAAACAGCAGACCGCGCGGCGCTAGACGCAGCCGTGCAACGGGGCATCGCCCAGGAACGCGATCGCGTCCTCGGGCACGTGCTCCTCGGCGAGAGCTCGGGCGACATGACGATCGCGCTCGAGGCGATTCGCTCGGGCGCGGGCATGACGGCCGAGCTCACCGCGCGATACATGAGCGCGAGCATGAACCGCGTTGACCGCAGCCGGCGGCAGGGCGAGAGCAACACCGCGGAGGCCCAGCTCGCTGGAGTCGGCGCCGCATCACCGGCCACCACTACCGACCTGGGCGATCAGGTCGTTGCCACCCTGAAGCAACAGGGCGGAGAAAAGGGTTTCGTCCGTGCCTAATATCACCACGACTCACAACGACCTCGGCTCGAGTGCGCTCGAGGTGTGGGGCACGCTCGACGGCACGCTCCAAAACGTGATCGCGAGCGATCAGAACTACGTCGAGGGAACCTTGCTCACGCGAGATCCCGCGACCGGAAACCTGCTGCCCTACGCGGGAGCGGCAGTAGCCGATCGCATCTCGGATGTGACGGTCGATGTGGCCTCGATCACGAACGCCACGGGCCCGGATACCGCGGTGGTCGTGCCGGGCGCGCTCGTCGGCGACTTGGTCACGATCGAGCCGCTCGGCACGTGGCCCGCCGGTCTCTCGGCGCCGCAGGGGCGCGTGCTCGTCGATGGCACCGTGCAAGTGCGAATCGTGAACCCAACGGGCGCACCGATCGATCCGGCGTCGCAAACGTTCCGGTTCCTGCTGCAACACAACGCGAATTTCCTGCCGCCGAAATACGTCCTCACGTATCCGGTCACGGTTCTCGCATCGAGCACCGGGCCCGTCACGGTGCTGTCCGCGGGCAAGGTCAATCAGCGCCGCCTATTCGTTCACGGCGCGCCGCCCACCGCCGCGACCGCGAACGACCTCGACGCGCTGCTGAGTCGTCCGATCATCCCGGTCGATATCAACCAGCTCGCCAAAACCGACAACCCCCTGAACCCCTGAGAACGCTCGCCGGGGGTTTCCCCGC